TAGAAACAACCACTACGTGGCATCTCGTTGCCGTGCGAGCGTGGCAGGATGGCACGACGGTACGCACGGCAGACAGCGTGGATGGGGAAGCATGGACGAATCACGCCTCAACCGATACCGGCACGGCGAACTTCTCGTACAACCGAATCAGTGTAGGCGATCAAGCCCCTAGTACCGGGGGAGTGGAGTTCAACGGCTGGGTTGCAATGGCGGGGGTCTATAAAAACAGTTCCGCACCCACTACGGATTGGGACGACACCTTCATCGCATCGCTGTACGCCGACCCGTGGCAGTTCCTGACCACGACCAGCAAAATCCCCGTTTTCATGAACCAATATCGACAGAGAAGTGCATAACCATGCAGTACGTCAAGACCAACACCGCGATTCTTCTTTGCGTTGGGCCGTTTCTCGACAAGACGGATGGCGTAACTCCAGAAACCGGGTCGATGGCGGCCAGCACCACGACGATGATCGCGGAGACGGACGCTGGCAGTGTGCCGACCATCGTCCTCGACAACGTGCTTGGCAACGATGCTACGAATCCAGTTACGCACATCACCAACGATGATGCCGGGTACTACTACCTGACGTTGACGGCTGCGAACTTGAACCGGCTCGGTCGGTGCAAAATTGGGATCATGGGGCCGGCAACGCACTGCCCGGTCTTCCATGAATTGATGATCCTCCCGGCGATGGTCTACGACTCGATGGTGCTTGGAACGGACGTGATGGACGCCAGCGTGACGCAGTGGCTCGGCCAGGGCGTCGCCGCTGTGACGGTCAACGGCGTTCCAGAAGTCGACGTTACACATTGGAACGGCACGGCGGTGTCTGCGCCAGCGACGGCGGGCATCCCCGAGGTCAATCTCAAGAATATCGCCAACGCGGCAGTCTCTGCCTCGACGGCGCAACTTGGCGTCAATATCGTCAACTACGCGGGTTCTGCAGTCGGTACACCCGACACGGCGGGTTACCCGAAAGTCACGGTCAAGTCTGGCGCGGGCACGGGCGAGATCAGCACGTCGAGCGGCGGCGTGACGCTCTCCACCTCCGGCCTCGGCGCAGTGGCCGGTGCCGTTCTCGATGAATCGCTCACGGGGCACATCGCAGCGAACTCGCTCGGCGGGCGTCTGCAGTTCTCACACTCCGGCGCGTGCCAGGCGGGCGGCTCGGGTACGACGGTCGTGCTGGCGTCCAGCGCTTCCAGCGTGGACGACTACTACAACGGCGATTTGATCTTCGGTTACGTGACCGCGGATCGAACCAACTTCTTCACCGACTACATCAGCGACTACACGGGCTCGAGCCGTACGGCAACGGTCACCGGCATTCCAGTCTCGCCCGGGGCGACCTACAGTTACTTCGTCATCCCCGGCGGCACGATCCCAGGTGCTTCCGCCCCGAGCGCAGCGGACAACGCGGCAGCGGTGTGGAACAAGCTTACGGCGGACCACGTCACCGAGGCGACTTTCGGCGCGGCTATCGGCGCGCAGATCGCCCAGGTCGGCACGCTGCAGGCGGGCGGTACCTCGAGTGTCACTCTGGACGCAACGGGCGCCAGTGCGACCAACAACGCCTACAAATACTGCACCCTGGAGATTACCTCCGGTACGGGGGCCGGCGAGTGTGCGTTTATCACGGGCTACACGGCCAGTTCCAAGGTCGTTACACTCGACCCCGCGTTGTCCGTTGATCCTTCAACGGCCAACTACGTCATCCGCAAGCTGGGCATCGACGCCAGCACGCCGGCCTCGGTGGCGACGGCGGTGTGGGCTGCGACGCGCGCAGGCAACGCGACTGCCGGCAGCTTCGGCGAGTATGGTTTCGCCGATATGACGCGCATCAGCGGTGACGCGACGGCGGCCGACAACCTCGAAGCGATGGTGGATGGCACGGGCCTCACCCTGACAAACGTCGTGGTGCCCTCTGTGACGACGGTTACGGGCAACGTCAACGGCAACGTGGGCGGCAACGTCACCGGCTCCGTGGGCAGCGTCACGGGCGCGGTTGGTAGTGTCACTGGCGCGGTTGGATCTGTGACCGGAGCGGTTGCCTCTGTTACGGCGGGCGTCACGGTAACCACCAACAACGACAAGACGGGCTACGCCTTGTCCAACGCCGGGGTGGACGCGCTGTTCACCAGGGCGCTGACGGAAAGCTATGCCGCGGACGGTGCCGCCCCGACGGTGGCGCAGGCGCTGATGATGATTCAGCAGCGCTTGGGGGACTTCGCCATCACGGGTACGACGTTGACGTTGAAGAAGGTCGACGGCTCGACGACAGCGGCCACCTTCACCCTTAACGACGCGACTTCGCCGACCTCCATCACTCGAGCCACCTAATGTCGATCCGGGGCATCGTCCGTGACGGCTTCGTAGGGAGCATCGCTTCGGTGGTGATGAGGGGCTTTCAATCCCTCACTTCCACCGCGCCGACGATTACGACGACCGTTCTCCCCGGCGGGGCCAACGGGGTAGGGTACACCTACACCTTGACGGCAACGGGCGACCCGACGATCACCTGGGACATCACGGTCGGGGCTCCCCCGACCGGGGTGACTTTGAGTGCGGGGGGTGTCTTGAGCGGCACTCCGACGTTGGTGGAGTCCCAGACCTTCACGGTCAGGGCAACCAACTCTTCAGGAAACAACACCAAGTCGTTGACTTTGGCGATCGGTACAGCCTCCGCGGGTGGCGGACAAGCCCGGGACGGGCGGCGTAATCAAGGCAGGGGCCTGTTGAGGATCGGCGGACGCGGATGACCGTGCTTCTCGTGGTGGGGTCTTCGTCCGGCTTGTACGTGGACGTGGCTGCTGCCTTCGAGAAGTTCCCGACGGCGGAGGTCATGCTCGTGAATGGCGCCTGCACAGCCCTGGAGGCCGCCCAGCACGTTCTGGCCGGCCACACGGACAAGGCCGAGTTCTTCGCCAAGGCCCGCTCTGAAGCCTTCCCGTTTGCCCTGCCGTGGCGGCTGCATGCTACTTGCACGGACAAACGGCCGGTGGTCAAGTCGGAGTACCCCTCGGTCACTGACTGGTGGAGTCAGGGGTACACCTCCGGGGCGACCTCGGCGGGCAAAGCGGCTCTGATCGGGATGGCGATGGGCTTTGAGAAGATTGTCCTGTGCGGCTGCCCGATGGATGGCTCCGGGTACTTCCCAGGGGAGTCTACCGGCATCCCGCAGTTGAAGGCGTGCCAGCGGATCGGGGATGCCGCCAAGCAGCAGGCAACCACCATCCGCAGGTACAAGCGAAGAATGGCGGAGCTGGCGAAAACGACGTTCAGGGGGAAGGTTTTCAGCATGAGCGGGTACACGAGGGAAATTCTGGGCCCCCCATGCTGAGTTGGTCGGATGCGGCGGTGCTGGAACGGATGCGAAAAGGGTGGCGCGGCGGGGAGAGCGAGGGTACTCCCTGCGGGACCGGGTCGAGAAAGGCAGGCACCCGGGAAATCCGAAAGTACCTTCCCGGTTTGCTGGAGAAATTCGGGGTACGAAGTGTCTGTGATGCCGGAGCCGGCGACTTGTACTGGAAGGTTGGGCCTCTCAAGGGGGTGCAGTACCAGGCTTTCGACTTAGTGCCTCGTTGTACAGGCGTCCAGGAGTGGGACATCACGAAAACGGCGCTTCCTGCTTGTGACCTGATTCTGTGCCGACAGGTTCTCATCCACCTTGACCCGCCTAGAGTAAAAGCGGCCTTGGCACTCTTTCGCGAGTCTGCGCCGTTGCTACTGGCGAGTACCTATGATGTGGAGAACGTGTTCGATCCTGCCAGGCAGTTCAACAAGACGAACTTGTCGGCGGCTCCATACGGACTTGGTCCCCCCGTCAGCGGCATTGTGGACTGTAAGGGCCTATTGGCATTGTGGAGACTGAATGAAGTGCCCAGCCTCTGATCCGCACTTTACCGAAAGCGAGGTGCACGGAGCGGTTGCGCAGCGGCGGCTTTTCAAGGCGGCGCTGTACCAAGGCACCAGCGGCCGGCGCAGGGCGATCGACGCGGGTGCACATATCGGGACATGGACGGTAGAGATGGCGAGAGTGTTCGGCAAGGTGGAAGCGTTCGAGCCTGATGCGGACAATTTCGAGTGCCTGCGCGAGAACTGCGAAGCACTAAAGAACGTGAACACTCGCCCGCTGGCCCTCGGGCGTTCGCGGCAGCGCGGTCGAGTATTCCACCCCGGCTCTAACTCCGGGCAGGCATTCATCGTTCCGGGTGGGGACATTGCTGTCGTGCCGATCGACGAGTTCAAGTGGCCGGACATCGACTTCATCAAGATAGATGTTGAGGGCATGGAGGGCGAGGTCATCCTCGGTGCGGAGCAGACGCTGCTACGTTGCAAGCCGGCGGTGTTCTTCGAGGACAACGGTCTAGGCGCCACCCACTATGGCGATAAGTGGGAGGACCCGAAGAACATGCTGGCGCTTATCGGCTACCACCGCAGGCTCCGGCTTGAAAAGAATGAGCTATGGGTATGCTGACCGTAGCGTGCGTATACAAGCCCGGTGGTGGATTCTCCGATGACTACGTCTACCGACTTCGTGATGGAGTGAAGCAGCATTGCCAGGCAGAGCACAACTTCGTCTGCCTGACGAGTCAGCGGCTAAAGTCGGTCGAGACGATCCCGCTGGCGCAGGACTGGATTGGCTGGTGGAACAAACTGCAACTCTTCAAGAAGGACCAGTTTTCCGGCCCTGTCGTCTACTTCGACCTTGATACGATGATCGTAGGAGATATTACCGACATCGTCTCGAAGCCGCAGGAGTTCGCCGTGCTGTCCGATTTCTACGGCAAGCACCGCATCAACTCGGGGGTGATGGCGTGGAACGCCGACAAGGACTGGAGTGCGCTGTACGAGTTGTTTGACGCTAGTCGCGTCCCCGAGTACTCGCAGTCAATGGAGAAGTGGGGCGACCAGGGCTGGATAGAGAACAACCTTCTCGAGCCGCCTGCTCGGCTGCAAGATCAGTTCCCCGGAAAGATCGTTAGCTACAAGGCGGACATACGTAAGCAGAACGCAGTACCCGAGGGCGCGGCTATTGTGTGCTTCCACGGCAAGCCGCGCCCACATCAGATTGGATGGAGACTGCCTTGATCGAAACGAACACTAAAATAGGGATAATCTCCAAGGCGCTTATTCTCTGCGGAGAGAAGGCGTTGAACTCGCTTTCCGACGATCGGTATGGCGCCGAGGTGGGCGGCAACCTATTCGAGCTTATCTACGAGAACGAGCTGCAGAGTAATCCGTGGCGGTTCTCTATGAAGAAGGCAGCGCTGGGGCAGCTCAACGTCACGCCGTTGAATCAGTTCCAGTACGCCTATCAGGTGCCCTCGGACTGCCTGCTGGTACGGCACGTCTACCCTGCCACTTCGTATGAACTGTTCGGCAACAGACTCTATACAGACGACGTATCGGTAGAACTGGACTACCAGTTCAAGCCGGACGTCAGTCTGGTCCCGGCCTACTTCAACATGCTATTGGTGTACGCCCTGGCGCGCGACATGGTCAAGCCGATCACCGAGTCTGACGTAGCGGTGAAGTTGCTGCAGGCGAAGTACGTATTGCAGCGAGATCGAGCTATGTACGCGGACGCGCAAGCCCGC